AAAAATTCGAAAAAAAAAAAAAAAAAACAAAAAAAAAAAAAAAAAAAAAAAAAAAAAAAAAAAAAAAAAAAAAAAAAAAAAAAAAAAAAAAAAAAAAAAAAAAAAAAAAAAAAAAAAAAATATTATTAAAAAAAAAAAATTCAGTATATTTTTGACTACTTTAAAAAAAAAAAAAAAATAACGGAGGATCTCGATAATAAAGTAAAAATTTTACATTCTTTTTTTGATAAAAATAAAATAAAACAGAAATGTGAAAAAGACCAAATCAATACTACACAACAATATCTATCCAATATTGATGAAACATTCCTCAATATTAATAACTATTCTCATAATTATGATAACTGTCCGAAATGCAATGGTGAGTTAATAGCCGTTGAATGTGAAGGGGTAATAATATGTAATAAATGTGCCCATCGAACTGCATATTTAGTTGAACATGAGAAACCATCGTATAAAGAGCCCCCGAAAGAGGTATGTTTCTATGCCTATAAGCGTATAAATCATTTTAGAGAAATATTGGCACAATTTCAGGCAAAGGAAACAACTCAAATTCCACAAGAAGTATTGGATAAAATAAAACTTCAGATAAAAAAAGAAAGAATTAGTCTACAACAAATGACAAATAAACGGGCAAAAGACATCCTAAAAAAATTGGGCTATAATAAGTACTATGAGCATATCCCCTTTATAAAGGATAAGCTGGGCATTAAACCGCCTATTATGAGTCAGGAACTTGAAGAACGATTGTGTAATCTTTTCATGGATATACAGCGTCCATATGCAAAACATTGTCCCGATGATAGAGTTAACTTTCTCAATTATTATTATGTATTATACAAAATGTGCGAACTGTTGGGAGAAAATGTTTTTCTCCCCTATTTTCCGATGTTAAAGGATCCTGTCAAACGTATAGAACAAGATGAAATTTGGAAAAAAATATGCAAAGAATTAAATTGGGAATTTATATCTACTATTTAATTAGACATTTCGAATAATCATTTTTGCAATAATATTTGCACCTTTTTGCGATGGCTCAATATCCATGATAAAATCATCTTTATCCCTTACATTTTTATCTAGTAGAATAATTCCAAGACGCTGTTGCGACGCATAGGTAGCTAGCATGAGATTCCATTTTTCAATAGCCCTATGATATTTTTTATAAGGAATAGAATGAGGATAGTATATATTTACCAAACGAAGATGGGTTTTATTGAAAGAAGTAAGCACGCTGGTAACCAAATTTTTATATTGTTCAAATAACATCTCAATAGTAACGGTTGAACTCAGTTGAAGAATATCATTTCCTCCCACGGAGAGAAATATATAGGTGTTGGATGTATTTAAATGGGCATATTGTTGTAATGTATCTATTTGATTCTGTGTAGAAGTTATGGTGGCGTTATCTGCAGCTAGGACAACTGTTTTTGGATATATTTTTTTAATTATATTTCCCACTATATATTGAGATCTTACATAGCCAGAATTATTTAGTATACTATCTCCTAAAAGAACCACATTCTGTGTATTTGGAAAATGTTCATATATAGGTTGAAAGATCATTCCACTAATATGTATGATGCTAATCAGAATGAGAAAATATATATATATGTTTTTTTTCATAATATATATATTGGATGTAAAATAAAGGATATTATATTTAAAAAGACCCCTTGCTTCAAGTTATAGCTAAATCATACATGATGGATAATTTTAATAATATTATGTATTAACACGCTTATATCTTCTCATTTCTTCATTATATTGAATATTTATATTAAAAATATACATATTCAGAGAGTATGGGATATATAATATTTTACATACGTGGGAATCCTACTAAATTAGCTCCTACACCGAAACCAGCGCCCGAACGAGCACTTACCGCTAAACTGGGAACATATGTATCAAGTATGCTGAATGTAGCAGCAGCTGTGAGTGCAATGAGCATAACTTCATCCAGATTTAATGACCGTTTTGGTATAGCATAAGCCGCAATTGCAACCATGACACCTTCCACTAAATATTTAATAACACGCCGAATCAGTTCGCCAAGATCAAAAACACTACCTAAGTTTCCAAACATGCTTATATTATTTCAGGAGAAAAAAATATTATTTATCTATAAAAAAACTTAAATGAAAATCTACAGAAAAAGTATAAATGTCTAAAGAAGTTGGTTTTGAACGGAAAAAACATGCAGATGGATCCAGTAATCCTAAATATATAGATCTATTAGATGAAGATAGAGCTATTGCTGGACAAAAATTTACATGTATATCATTTATTAGTCCTGAAAAGATATTACAGAAAAAAGATATATATTTTTTTGAAGAATTCCTAAAACACTGGAATTTTACTAAATCAGTCCAAAAATTTACCCAATTTATACATTTTTTGGCATTTAAATGGGAATTAGATTTTGATAAATTAATGGCGGATTTTAAGGAATTTTTAAATACTGAACAAGATGAACTTGTGAAAACAACCATTAATGATGATTATAAAAATTTTTTAGATGCGAAAGAAGACGACTTGGGGAAATCATTTAATGAAATAAATAACTTTCAAACCAATACACGGGGAATAAAGATCCGAGGCTCCTATCCCACTCAAGCAGAAGCAGAACTTCGTTGCAAGATGCTTCGAGAGGTTGATCCCAATCATGATGTGTATGTGGGTCCTTGCGGTATTTGGATGCCATGGAATCCTGAGGCCTATAAAACGGGACGGGTAGAATATCTCGAAGAGGAACTAAACCAGTTAATGCATGAAAAGAATAAGAATGAAAAACAAGCTCGACAAGAATTTGAAAAGCGGATCCTTGAAAGTAAAAGAAAAGCGATCGAAGAAAATAAAAAGCAAGCAAAGCAGAGTGGAAACAAACTCACACAAAATATTGATAAAGATGGCAATCTAGTAGGAATAGCTGGTATGTCTACAGTAGAATCTAGTTTACTGGCGGACGGTGAACTAAGCACTGCAGATATTCGTAAAGAATTATTTGAAGGTGAAAATATTCGCACACGTGCAGGAGATAAACGGTTAGAAGTAGATTTATTAATAAGTGAAAAAAGCACAGAGAATGTAAAAGTAGCTTCGTTTGAAAATACGCCGCCTTTGAAGGCGATTGTAGAAGAATAAAATTGATTTAGATTATATTATATCTCCTTATAATATAAGATGGCGACAAAATCCCCCTTTAACATGGAGGCAGATAAAATACAGATCGTAGAAATAAACAAATCAAACAAATCAAACAAATCAAACAAATCAAACAAATCAAACAAATCCAAATCCAAACGATGCGCCCACAAATCGTGCAGAAAAAAACTCATGTTAACTGACTACAAATGTAGGTGTGGAAATAGATTTTGTCAACTCCATAGGCTCCCAGAAATGCACGAGTGTAATATTAACTATAAAATACTAAACCAAGCATCTTTTATAGAGAAGGCTGGTTTAGTCCTGTGCATTCCCCAAAAAATAGAAGCTATTTAAGATGAGTTATTACCAGCGACTTTTACGCACATTAATTAGTGGTCCTTTTCTAGAAGCCTTGGGGTCATATGCTTCTTCCTCATCATCGGAATGTAGGTCCTTAGACATCTCCCAGAATTCTTTGCTCCCTAATTTGAATTCTCCATGAGCCACAGCCTTATACCAGAAGATTTGGTCCTCCAATTTATTTGATTTGGCATTATTTGAAATAACCAAGCATTCATAATTTTCGGTGCATTGATCCATGACCTGGCAAAATGATTCAAAAGTGGGAAACATACCGGCATAATTTTCATATATTCTCTTTCTGTTGGTAATATACGGTTCTCGCAATATAAAGGTATAATCAATATTTGTTCTCAGATTAGGTGGCACACCTAAAGGATACTGCATTGTGATAATAAGCATTATCTTCCAATGCCGCCCATTCATAAATAATAATCGCATCAACTTTTCGCGGGCCCATGAATTATCATATAGGCAATCATCTAGGATAACAAAAGCCCTCGCATCAATATTAGAGCGCCCATAGGCTTCCACTTCTCTTTTAATTTGTTTTACAACCATTTTTTGTCTCTTCAATATATTTTCAATAATAGCCGTGTTATACTCATCATGGATGAATAATTTAGGAACCATTTTGGAATAGAATCCATTTCCAGATTCTGTACCAGCAATTACTGTGCCTATAGGAATATCCTGATGATGATATAATAAATCACGTACTAGAAAACTCTTTCCTGTATCTCGACGCCCTATTAGCACAATAACGGGTCCAGCGACTTCAGAGGCCTTAAAACTAATATTTTTCATATCAAACTTTTTTAGCTCAAGATTCATTTATATGTTTTTGCGATTATAATTTAAATTTAATAAACGCATATATACTTTATTCGGATAATAAGTTAAAATGAAATCTCATTTTTATCCATAATTGCAAATGTTTAATGTCTTCTATAAAAAAAATAAAAATAAGGATCTTTTTAAAAGTCTACAAGAAACTCATGGACTTTCAAAAATCCAAAATTATATTCCTATCTATAAACTTTTTTTTGAGTTAACGAGTAATAATTTTCAAAATATTAACCTTAATCAGAAATATAACATTACTACAATCGGCGCAAAAGAGAAAGATAATAGCTGTCCGTGCGTCGTCGAGAGAGACGGGAAATCGGAAAAAAGAAAGACATTTGTTAAATATTCCCCGCTTATTGATCCTATAAAATTCATGGGTGGAAAATATAATTCCTTGGATAAGAAGAAACAAACAAATCTACCACAATTAACAGATAATATATGCCATTCAAAGGCATTAACTCCCAATAATTCAGCTTATGTGGATAGTTTTTTCTCATATCTTACAAGCCATATGCTACACAAACATAAATTTTTACATGGATTGGATTTTTATGGTTCATTTTTAGCAATCAAAGCAGCATTTGATATAAATATCATAGATGATTTAGAATATTTATATGATAGTCCCTTTTTCCATGAAAAAAAGGGGGAGCTTTTTTCCATTGATCCATTAAATGAGGAATTCTTTTTTGATGCCGATACAAGAAACTGCAAACATAAACTAGAAATTAATGCAAGTATTAGTGAGAAATCTGTAAAAAATCTTCCAGATTTTGAAAATCTATTCGAAACAAATCAGGATTCGTCAGTTCATATGGGAGAATTTAAACCGCAGTTGGTTTTCGAACAGATTACGAAGACCTCTTCCTTTAGTGAAAAGAAAAAGTGTAACGGTTCCACCTGTTCTTCAAGATCCTCACATACAACGGGCTCTGATACTGAAACCGATGATGAGGAGGAAAACGATGAAACCGGTTCCCTATCTGGAAGTTCGAGTGGGAGTGATAACTCGGATATTATCTGCAAAGCAACTATTTATAACTATCCTGTCCAAGCTATTTGTCTGGAATATATGCAATCTACTCTAGATTCTCTTCTAAATACTGAAAAAGGTTTAAGCACAGAAGAATGGAGATCCTGTCTATTTCAAATTATCATGATACTTATCACATATCAAAAAGTATTCTCATTCACCCATAATGATCTGCATACAAATAATATTATGTTTGCTTCTACGGATAAGGTGTTTCTTATCTACAGGTATAATAAAAAACTATATAAGGTTCCTACGTATGGGAAAATTTTTAAACTTATTGATTTCGGACGAGCTATTTACAAATTTCAAGGTAAGAATATTTGCAGCGATAGTTTTCATCCCAAAGGAGATGCGGCAACTCAATATAATTGTGAGCCCTTTTATAATAAAAAAAAATCCCGCATTGAGCCAAATCCTAGTTTTGATTTATGCCGACTCGCTTGCTCACTATTTGATTATTTTATGGAGGAGGGGGATGAAGATACTTATGACTCAGATCCCATAAAAGCTATTATTACAGAATGGTGCACAGATGATAAAGGTAGAAATATTCTATACAAGAAATGCGGAGAAGAACGCTATCCGGACTTTAAACTATATAAAATGATTTCTCGAACTGTTCATAAACATGCACCTCAACATCAAGTTGAGAACCCGATGTTTCATAAATTTTTAACGAATCGAAAGAAAATAAAGAAGAGACCTGTATTTAATATCGATGCGTTACCTATCTATATAGTATAGTTTTTTCATAAAGAAATTATACTATAACGTAGAAATTAAAAGTTCGCTTTATTAGTGAAGACTTCTGGCATTTTATTAAGCACCGATAGAGGTGCCAACTGTTGATACATGAACATCCCAACAATAAAACTTACATACACTACTAAAGTATCGCGCAATAGAAATTTGAGAGGCTTATTCTCTTTGATAATAAATCGCATTTCTATAAAACGAAATAAAAGATAGACAATACTCACCATCAGTCCTTCCATGAATTGTAATTTATCCATTATAATCTACTATCAAAAATCTTCTCTTTATTTATACGCATTAAATATATATTAAAGGACCTCTACCCCTGTTAAAAGGGGGGGGGTTTGAAGTTCTAAATTAGAATCCAGAACTTGAATATCTAGGGCATCTAAGGCCGGCGGCGGTCCACTATGAATCGTTAGCGACCCTTCGTCACCATCATCATCATCATCGCCTTCGTCTTCTATCTTTCGCTGATTATGTCGTATTTGGCTAAGCTGTTCCAATCGCTCCAATGTTTTTGGAGCCGACATTACTTGGCTATCTGTAGCCTTGATTTTGGTGACTTTATCCGTATTTTTGTAATGTATTACATTATCTTTTGGAGAGAACGATAAGGTAGACGGTGCTAGCCCATTGGTCTCTTTCACAGGAGTAGGGCCAGCCTTCTCAGTTTTGATGGTGAGATTATCACTCTTCGAAGATTCGGGCGCTGTAGACGGAGTTGATGCCACTGATGCTGCCGATGCTGCCGATGCTGTCGCCGCCGCTGTCGCCGTCGAGGATGGCGTTTTTTCTTTTGGCGGTGTTGGTAAGGTTATCTTACTAACCGCAGACTGGAGTTCCAGTTTGGGGTCTACAGAGTCTTCTTTCTTAACAGAGGCATTTGTGGACGGCGTAACTTCTTTGGCCACCTCTGTAGCAGAGGATGCTCCAAATTGCCCGGTTGTTATAGGCGGGGTTAACAGAGAGATCGGCGATTTTGCGACGACAAGCGAGTTGTGGTTCGCCGATGAATCCACTATTGACCCCTTTTCTAGATTACTTTCCGCATTATCCGGAACGATTGGATCTGTAACGATTTCTTGAACTATCTCTTCTTCCTCATCTTGATCGATATAGGCACGTAAAATTTGTTCAATAGGCATGCTGGCTTGAACGACTACTAAAATACATTCTCTGCAAATAATTTCACATTCGCGCATATTTTTTTGTTGCTGTAAAGGTGCAATTCTTGCTTCAAAGAGATAGACATTTTCATAGAGTTTTCTAGCAAATTCAATGTATATTTTGTGAATAAAATCCGGAAGTTTTGGAATATCAATGCTTACTTTTTTTTGACGATTAGATACGCGGATGCTTGTTAGGATTTTCAACTGTGTAATATGGACGCAGGTAAGAATATCCTCCAAAAAAGAACAACGACTTTGATGTACAATACGTTTGGTTTCTTCATTTATAATTTGTTGATTCCATCGCGGAATTCGTGTTAGAAAATTCTGAAATGTCATTAGATATTTACTTGTTTCATCATTTTTATTGCATAATTCATACGCCTCTTTGAAAATAGATTTAATCCCTTCTATAATTAAGGGCGTTAAAATGGTAACTAATCTTGATGAATACTCATTTTTTGCCTCTGATAATACGTTTATATTAAAATCATCCATTTACATTGTTTGTATATTTTCTAAATTACAATTCGGACGCATAAATGCTAAGACAAGAATATAGAATAATAATAATTTATCATGTCTAAATTCTCTGCGCACTTTATCGAAATGAATGAGAAGGGCATATTTGTGAATGAGTGCGATATTATTTGTATTTTCAATAACCTCCATTAAATCTAGAGCAGAATACGCTTTCTCATATAATTTTTCGGCTAGTAGTTTACATTTTCCAAGATCCGTATCATTATCTAAACAATCTAGACTTTTATGGAGCCATCGTTTACGTTTTATTATCTGATTTTTTATCTGCATATTACATTTTTTTTTATTATAATCATGAAGATTAGAAATCTCACTATCAATAAGCGGCATGGATATATATATACTACAAAAACGAGAAAGAATGGGTTTTAGTAACCTGTGTTGATTATCAATAATAATAAAGAAACGCGTAGTATGACTAAACTGTTCAATACATCGTCGTAGAGCTGACTGGGCGTCTGTAGTTAATTTATCTGCATTAAATAGTATAATACTTTTAAATAATTGTCCTTTATGGTGATGAATATTCATTTTGGCAAAAAATTTTAATTCATTCCGTATAAAACGTATTCCTTTACCATGGGCACAGTTTACATACATAACGTAATTTTTAATTTGTTCTGCATCCTTGTAAATTTTATGTATGAAAAAATTAATAATATGGCGTTTTCCAGAACCAGAATCGCCATGAAAAATAATATGGGGTATTTTTTTTGTATTGATAAAATAAAGTAGTTTTTGTTTAATATTTGAATGTATATTCATTAATATATATCCTTATCTATTCTTTAATACTACAAAATTGAAATATATGTATCCTTGTATGATAATACATTCACCATGGAGATTGTCCAGAAACTTCTACATATGGAACCAAATATCGTCGACTTCCATATTATCCCATATACATATGAGCCCCAACCCAAAGCATTGATGCAGGATATACGTAATTATGGGGAAACTTTACAACTAATTCGAAATATATATTATAATTTCCATATTATCATGCATGAGGAAGAAGAGTCAGAAGATCAAAACTGGTTGATCAATGATTTATTTGGATATTGCAATAAAGGAATTCCCACCGGACATGCATATATAGATCATTTCCGGCACATTTGGTTTCGTCGTTATGCTATTAATATAAATAATGAATTTGATCATTTTATTCATTTATATGAAAAAAAATCGGTTAATACGCAAATAAATATGTTTTGGGGTATATTGACACTATCTGAACGCGTCCTATTTATAAAAAAAACGCTCTATAATTTTAATTATGAGTTACCCGCTCCTATAATACAAGATATACCATAAATTAACCATATAAATAAATAACACTAGAATTAATAATATGCAAAAACAAAAAAAGTTAGCAAGTATTGCTTGGCCGGATAGCTCTACGTTAACTCGACCCCCTCCTCTTCGCGGTTTGAAAAGCGAAGAATCTGTAAAACATATCGGTACATCGATTTGTCCCACAGATTATAATGAAAAGGGTATTATGTGTTATGAAATTCCAAAAACGTTGCATTTACGAAAATATACAACTACAAGATCAATTACAAAAAAACTAATTACATGGCATGATATATTAGAGACGCTTCCCGTACCTTTTTTTCAGTATAAGATTGCCAGATGCGGATCTACTCTTTTATCTAATATATTGGCGACAGATCCACGATGGAAAATAGTTAGCGAACCTTTTGCCAGGATACCATGTTTTTCACGGCTTCTAGAATCCTATAAAACGCAGCGACAACCGCAATTTTTCATTCTAAAAAAAATACTGGAAATATTGACAATTAAAGAAAGCCCCGAACAACAATTTTGTTATATTAATTTATCTTCACTTTCCATATTTCGTAGCAATATATTCAAACAGATATTTCCAAAGACGATTCATTATTTTTTATGGAGACATCCCAAAAATATAGCTTCATCGCTAGCTAGAAATCCGCCACCCTGGAAATCGCAGTTTATGGATATCGGAGAATATATAGAAAAAACGATGCATGCTATACCCGATGATATGATCGTATTTTATTATGGGCATATTGTACAATTTTTATTACCTTATTGGATTTATACGTCGGTTGGTTTAGATTTCCTCACCGATGCACCCATTGCGGCAATGCGTTCCATACTTCAACGAGATGCCAAAGATCCGAATCAACCCTTTCAAAGAAAAACTGTTCCGCTGAGAATTGCAGATATATATAGTTATAATAATACAGTTATTGATTTTGAATTAAGACATCCTCCTTGGAAATATATACACAATTGTGCACAAGATGTGCCTACCTTTTCCTTTTCAAATGATCCGTCTCTTCTAATAGATCATATTAAGAAAGGAATTATACCGATGTTGTTAAAAAATTATACAGAAATACCAGATATAGATATTTCAAAAATATGTAAAAAAAAACCCTTATGGATCCTGAAAGCCCACAGAGAAAATTATTTTGTATATGGAAGTCGTTCTTCGCTCCGATATCCCATAACTTTGGGGCACTGGGAAAAGAACGACTATGCCTCTTGGAAACTTGATCCCAGTGCATATATAAGTGATCCTATTTCGGAATTCACGACCAGTAGTGAAGAAACTGCTCCGTTGCACCCACCCTTGATGGAAAGTCTGCATTGCAAGAAAAAGATCAATGATAATTGTAAAAAACCCAATTGCTCATGCCAACAACGTATCGATTATCCAATCATACGGATATCGCATAAGGGTGCGGTTTCGTGTGCACATATGGATTTAGAAGGAAGTTTACTTTATAATATTAAAGGTAAAAAAACAGTGCTTTTATTCTCTCCGGAACAAAGCGAAAAAATGGGGATTTATCCAGAGCCACTTGTTTTGGCGCGTAGAATTATTGCCAATATAGCATATTTTAATCCTACACTTTTTACCCAAGTAGATCTTACAAAAGCATATCGCGCAACTATACGTGCAAAAGAAATGTTGTATTTCCCACCAGGATGGTGTCATTTTTTTATCACAGAAGAAGAGGAAACCGTAAGTTTGGGATGGAGACTTGATAAACAGGGACTTGATCCGCAAAAAATAAAACATCCGACGGGACCAATATTACAAATGCTCACGGAAGCACAGATGCCGGACTATCATAAAGGGCTCCCCGTAATAGAATGGAAGAAGATATCGCAGGCAAAAAAAATCTTATAAAATTGATTATAAACACTAAAGCATAATTATTAGTATCATGATTTCAAAGATTTGCGGTTATGTCGCGGGGTTTCTATACGTAATATGTTATATACCCCAAATATATAGCATATACAAAAACGAAAGTATGCATATTTCAAGTTATTTTATAGTTCTTCAACTCATGGCAGCAAGCCTTATGTCAGTGTATGGGATTCTAGAAAATTTACAACCCATCTATCTATTAAATATTATCTCGACATTCTTTATGCTGATCATAGTATGGGGTATGTATAAAAATAGAGGACAATTACAACTAAATTCTACACTACCGCTACCGCAAATTTATCAATATCCGGAATTGTAAACAGAGGCTAACAATTGGCTGTTTGTAATATTTCCTCTGGTTCATTTGTATTATGATAACGATGGAAACCGGCTGTTGCATCTTTTCTGTTTAAAAAACGAAGATATACATTGCAAATTCCCTCACCCGGATGTTTTCTAATATAATCAGTAATATCATATATATTTTTTTGTAGAATAATAAGAACCATTATATAATAATAATATATTAATATAAGTATTTACTGCTTTATGGCAACGCCTACAATATATCGGAAGGGTATATAATTGGTTATCCATGAAGATATATACTGTAAAAACATCGAATATAAAATATAGTCACACGGATAATTGTTTATAAAATGTATAAAATAAGGCACAAACGTTTTTTCTGTGATATCATACAATGTGACAGTATACCCCATATTTTCCAGTTGTTCTCTCCATTTATGTTTTGTTATAAGGTTTTTTGTTGGTATACCAAAAGCCTTTTGACATATGGCAATAGGTAAGGTAATGGTTGATTCGTTTAATACAATATCGGCAATGACCAATTTTCCAGATGGTGTTAATACGCGACGCGCTTCTTTGAAAAAATCGGTGCGCAGATTATAATGAAAGGCCGATTCAATGGATAATACTGTATCAAAACTATTGGAAGCAAAGGGCAACTCTGTAGCATTTCCGACAAAAGCTTTAAGTTTTCTTTGTAAGGTATGCTTTATAATATTCTTTTTAAAGTAACTTATTTGTTCTGGTGAAATATCAAGACAATACATTTTTTTTCGTATTTTTGAATACAGATATAAATCTTGCTCACCATAACCACAGCCAATATCTAAGATAATCTTGCTTTTGTTTAATGCGCCTTTTTCAATCATAAAATCACAAAGATTATTATTCGCATGTGTTAAGGTGGTAATATGTTTGTCCCATAGACCAAAATTCATATATAGTTTGGAATTACCCTTTACTTTTTGTAAGATTGTTATTAATTTTGTATACCCATTAAAATATCTGCCAATATATTTTAAAAAACAATAGACACTAATACATAACACCAATAAGATAAGTAATACAATAAAGATTATATAAAATAAGGTTTTTTCCATTATATGTAAATATATATATATAATGGGCTCATTGAACACAGTGAATTTATGCCACACTATTGAGTGGCTGCGTATAGGGATTGCTTCTAAATGCGTTCAATATATCGGGTTGTGCGCGTCCACTTTCGATGGTCGCGCCACGGGTATTCCGTCCACTCATTTCCCCATAGGTGGAAGAATTTACGGGTTCTTTTGGCATATTTATAGGCCCTTGGGCGCTCCGAGTGCTGCCAATTTTGCTCATCTTAATGTTTTGGTTACTATTGAATAAACTTTCGCATCCATGATTCATACGGGCCTTACATATTTTTTCCTTGTTTGGATTTAAATGAGCATTATAGGCAGCATTATAAAGCGGCCCTTTGGTAGCCCCCGGACCGCCGCCAGCATCGCCGTAATATTGACAATTTGTTGATTGACGCTGATTTTCAATGGGTTGGTGCTGTTCTGTTGCATAACCTCCGCCATGATGATAAAAGGGTTGTGTCTCGTATTTGTTTGTTTCGGTTTGTTCTCGAATGGTTGTTTTGGGTCGATCCGACGGATTCCATACCGTTGCCTGCTCTACACCATACATGCCCCCCACATTTCCGGTTGGACGCATATTTCCGACCACATTTTCTTTTCGTGATGGACGCAATACATCCATCACAGGGGCTACTATCGCTTTTATCCATCCACCCACAATACCCATTTCGGTCGGTTGTCGGGTGGTGGTACGCGCGTTTGCCCGTGCCACATAGCCATCTCTGCCATAGTTTTGTTTAAGATTTTTCCAGCCGTCGGCATAATTCATATTATGTGCCGGACCCAAAAACTTATTATAAGGATCTAACTGCGGGCGTTTGGGATCATTGTAGGTTTGTTCTACTACACTACCCATTGAAGTGCCCCCTTGATTTGCATTACCGGCACCAAAGTAATCACGGTTTAAAAATGTTCGATTTTCTGGTTGCATTGGTTCTTCGGCACGAGAACGTTGGGCTTTTTCTTGGCCGGTGGTTGTAAACCATCGATCAGGATCATTGACAAAGAATGTGTCTGGCCGATTTTTTTCCACTCGTCCCTCAAAGCCTCTCGCTTTAATGGTGGCATTTGCGGGACCCTCATGATTGGCCAAACCAAATGTTACTTTGGGATTTGTTGCAACACGGAGCTGATCCACCGTTTTTGGCAACCATTGTTTACGGGCTTCCATACCTGCATTAAATCCGTCTGATCCTTTATTCGTATAACCTTTATTTAGCCCAGGCCCCACTTGTATTTCTTGCCAAGGTTTTACGTTTGATATATTTCGCGATACATTCATGCGTGATTGGATAAAATCGGTATGATTGGGAACCCCATTGGCAAATGAAAGATTCTTTTGAGGTGCAAAGAGAGGAGCTTGCTCCTTCTTACGAATAGTTTGTGAACCCAAACCCACTTGATGATCTAAAATGCTCTCATTTGTAGAGCCGAATGCTCTCCCAGTAATCTTTGCTCCAAAAAAAGGAACCATGTTATTAAATTTTATATCTTTTTTTTGAACTGTATTTCCTGTTAACGATTTAAACAGCATTCCGTTTGAAGGATTATTACCATCT